GGAGACCCTGTGTCATGCGCTCGATTTCGTCCATTTCTAAACCCGACGCAGATTCTTGCGGCTCGGCACTCTTTTTCATCTCTCCCACCATAGCGGCTTCTGATGCCACGCGTGTCAACAGTTTAGTCACCACAACACTTGCTGACCGAGACAGAGAATGTTTAGCCATCACGTCTTTGGGGTTGGAATGATCCGCGTTGTCCAAATCAACCCTAAATTGTTCGACGACTGCTAGACAAAGCCTATGAACCACTTGCCAGCCTTTACTATAGTAAACCATGGCGAGGTCTGATCTCTCAACCGGCGTTAGTTCTAGTTCTGGATCAACCATGTTCTCCTCCCAGAGATACAGCGGGAGATACAGCAGGATATGCTGCTACATCTCCCGTCTACTCAACTGTGGGTGTTTCTGCTGAACCCTCTAAGCCGCCTGCACTGGGAGACCCAGTCACAGCTTCGCTCATCGCGGAATTGCGGAAGGATTCCCGCACTATGTCGCGTTGCACACGGGCTTGATTGTCTTGGTCCGCCTGCACAGATTTTAGTTGGGCCTTCTGACTATTCAGTTGTTGTTGCCCAGCCATTTTGCTGTTGGCTTGCGCTGCAGCCGACTTAGCCTGCTGCGCCGCCTTCATTTCTGGCGTCAACTTCTTGATGATGTCGTTGCGGTTCTTCCATTCCGACGCTTCCATCCACATGCTCAAGATTGGCTTGAAATCTATGTACTCTCCGTTTATCTCAGCCAAGTTCTGCTGGATTTGCGGGTTTTCAAAGATTTGGGTGATAAGCGTTAAGGACTGAGCCATGATTCTCTTGGCCGAAAGACTTGCGCCAGCGAGAACTTCAAACTCCATCTTTCCTTCATGGTACTTCGCAAGGTCGAGTCGATATGCCTTACCCAACTCTTCTCCGCAAATAAACATGATTTCTGCATCTGAAATGTATTCAAATACCAAATCATCTAAGATGTAGAGGAATGGCTGAAACACTTGGTCAATGAAGTTATCCAGCGGGCCATCGAGTCGTGTGGCCGAGGCCGCTCCCATTTGCGAGGCTCCTGTAGCTGTCCTGCCCATAGAACTGCGAGGACCAGCACTACTGCCTTGCACCAATTGCGCGTCTGCGCCCGAACTCGACTCAGTAGCCTTTTCGGACTCACTTAGCGCTGACCAAACTTCGGTAGGAACCTTCGGCTGTTCAAGGATGCCGTACGCATCACTGACTGGGCGACCTTCTTTAACATCTACTGTGAGAATGCGTCCTACGCCAGTACGAATCATTTGGGTCGGCGTATTTGCATCGCGCCGCCGCAGATAAATAGGATTGACACCGAACGACAAAATCTTCAGAATAGAGTTGATGGTTCCTTGGTCAACGCGCTGGTTTTGTCCAACGATAAGACCGAGACCCATACCGTAAAATGCCTTCGGTCTATTCCACCAGTTTGCGGAAAGGAACGGAATCGGATTTTGGAAACCCGCTACTGCAAACGGATTCTTCCCAGAGTATAGATCGTGTCTGCGGTCAAGGACCATGATCTTGCGGCCCTTATCCCAGTATTCCAAAACCTCCATCTTCTTGCGAAGCAAGTCAGGAGTTACATTCTGTGAATCGGGCAACGAATGATGGACAATTTCTGTGACGTGCGTCGATGAATCTGACATCAACTCCACGGCTCCCTGTTCAACAGGAGGCATCCAAAGTTGTTTCAGTTCTTCATCGGTGCCCTTGCCGGGCCACGACCAACCTTTGCGTTCTTCAGAATCGGCGGGCAGACCTTCAATGGCCTGCTTGATCACCAGCAACTCATAGAAGTCAAGGTTGCGAATATCTATCATCCATCGTGCTTCGCGCGCGTCGCCTACGCGGGTATTTGGATCGATAAAGACTTGGTCTAGCGGACGCCACTCAAAGAACGGTCGCGGCACAATTCGGTATTCCCGCGTAATGTCCGGAGCGTCAAACGTCGGGATTGCCGGATTGTCGGCGTCTTTATAGACAGTAGGTTTACGGCTCTTAACCTGAATTTTTTCGTAACGGATGCCCCACTTCCAAACGCCCGTACCGAGGTGAGCCATTTGTTCAAGGCCCCACTTGGTGTTACGTTTGAAGTTGCAGGCATTCAGTAAATACGAGAAGACCGAAGTCTTGGCATCCACTGAATCTTGCGTAGTGCCCGGCATTGGCCGAAGTAACATCGGCGGATCGTCGTAGAACAAACCCTTGTACAACTGGGGCACAATTGAATTAACAATCTTGGCCACCGTGAACCGTTGAACGTTCGGTTCAAGAATGTACGTGTTCTCGTACACGGACATCGGACGCGGAGATTGATACAACAAATCGGAATCGCGCCAGAGAAGGTTCCATTGTTTGTTACTAATGAACGCTTCTGCAGCTACAGCACATCCAACTACTAAGGCAACACTTGCGGCGGTAGTCTTCAGTTCACCTGACGGCTTGTAGTCCTGCGCATTGAGAGGCCGATTTGGATTTCCATCGATTGGTAACTGAGCCATATCGTCCTTTTCTTAAACCAAATCCGCTAACGGATCATACCCAGAATCCTCTTCAGGCATCTGTTGTGCGGCTTGGCCGATATCATATTGAGTTCTAGGATTGTCGTCGGTCGCGAGCTGAGAATTCTGCTCCGTGTACGCTCCCAGACCATAAATCATTTGGTGCATCTGAAATGACTTGTTGTCTGCCGTGTAGTCCATTTGGACCGAATTTACCCTGCCAGCCATATCAGCGTACGGCGCAAAAACTTCTACCAACAACGATACTGCCGAGACGATGTCATCATGCTTGTCATCCGCCGTGCCTGTGAACTGCGACAATTCGGTATACACCTCTTCAAGACCTTCGCAGGAATTGATGAAAAAAAGACGTTCGTCTCCGAGCAACCGAAGCACTGGTTTGGCCTTCATAGTCTTAGAGCGGGCCTTATTTCCTTGCCCCAGCCCTGCCGACCGAAGTGGAATACTGATCTTAAGCTTTTCCATCTCTCGGCGGATTTCGCGTTTAACGAACGCAGTACCCATCACCTCTTCGATGACGATCTGCTTAGGCTTCCACTTATAACCTACAGCCGCGATGACCGCTGGCAATTCATACTCGTTGAATCTACCGCGCACCATGTTGATGATGTAAAATTTTCCGCCGTGGATAATCGCCGTCAAAATGACGGTATAGTCCGCCCAACTTTGAATTGAGTAGGCTGTGTCCACAGTCGTAACGATCATCCCCTGATGCGGTGCCAAGTTATGGTTCAACGTGCGGCGAATCAGGAGTTCGCGAGGAAATTTAATCTTGTTTATTTGTCGAGGATCGTTGAGGTACTTGATCGCGAACACATCAGGTTCGGTCTGCGAAGACACCTTCATGTTTTCGAAAGTCAATACTTGCGGAAACCATAGATGAACGTCACTCGGAACCCATTCAGACTCGACTTTACCTGCCGCCATGCAGGCGGCTGTTGGCCACCACACTGCGCGACGATAAATCTTCATTGTCGTGTTCTTCTGCGAAGCGAGGAACAACTTATCGTCCCACGAAATCTGCACACCGTAGTAGTCACGTTCGTCGTACCATGTGCCGATAAGGTCAAAGAATCCAAATGCGTGCATTAGGGCTTTGTCAACACCGACACGGTGATTGATGCCCTCGATACGAGTAACTGTTTCGCAATTCTCTTCGGTGACCACGTCATCTAGCTTCAACAAACAAAAGTGTGATCCAGCCAACGACTGTTCAATACCCGTCGCGCGGATCGTAGGTTCTTTGTCCCCTGCCGTGCAGGCCGGGGTCTGAAATTCGGTACATTTGCCCGAATCCGGGCGTACGCAATGCTCGGGAAACAAAACCTGAAGCATTGAGATTGTTGTTTTACCTGTCAGTTTATTCTTGAGAAGGCGGGGACGGTGTTTGCCATAATACAGATCGCCCTTCTCGAAATTTTCATCCATGGTGAAGTGCGCCTTCACCTCTCCCACGAAGTCTTCAGCCAAGCCCAACTTGCCTGTCAGAATGCCGATAGTTACTTCTGGGAAACACAGAATCCATTGGACGCAGTCAGCCATGTTGATAGATGACTTGAATCCTCCACGAGGGACGAGTAGCAACCTTTGTTTGTATTGTTTTTTTGCGTCTGCGTCGATAGCAAACGACTCAAAAGTAGCAAAGTTTGCTGGGTCTTTCCTAACGAAGAACTCATTGCAAATCTCCTCGTGCGTGTTATGAAGTTCCCAACCTTTTGTCTGTGGGTTGTACCAGTTGTACTCGGAATCCGTGACCTTGGAGTAACCAAGCATGCGACATAAGAAAAACAGATTAGTCTGCGCCATGAAGCGATACCGCGCAACTGTCAAGCGCAGGTCGTCATATTCGCAACTGCCGGGGGCGGGTAAACCGCTCGCACGCACCTTACCGTTTAACACTACCCACTCAAGCATTGCGTCATTTTGCTGCTTATTCGTGTAGTGGTCAAACGCCGCTAGCGCCAGCAACGCAAATTCGCTGCCGGGCTCGTCTGTCATGCCTTTGTGCTGGTAGTTCTTGTTGTTGAACGCCGAAAGATACTCGGCCTGCAACGTCTCCAATTCACCTGCCATACTTCCTCCCGAGAAGCGATGGCTTATTTCTTGCCGTGGTGCCATCCGTGCATCGCCACGGCCATTCTGCCCATTGCGGCAACATGAGGATTGGAACTGTGGGACGCCTCTTCTTTTTTCTCCATAGGAATAGGACTATCCTCGGAAATTCCAAAATGGCGGTGTAGCGCGCCGCCATGCAGTTTGTGCATGGAACGCGAAAAATGTGCTTTTTCTTCGGGTGAATGCTCGGCTGCCATAGATTCTCCTACATCCCTGTGGGTCCGCCAGCGGCGGGAACGGGAGGTGCGGCGGGTGACGGGGCTGCCGTCATCTGTGCTGCGCCTGCGGGCGGTGCGCTCTCTGCGCCTTCGCCGTCGTTTGGCGTGCCAGCATGGTCTTCCATGTGCTGATGCAGAGCGCCCATGTCTTCCATGGCATGCTCTTCATCGGGGTGATGCTCAGGGTGGTGGTGCACGTGTTTGACGATATGCTTACCATTCGCCGTTTTGCGAATGTGCATCTCTTTGATTTCTTTCTTCGGCTTCTTGTCGTCGCCGCTGAGAGAGGCCATCATCTTGTCTTTCATATCTGCCATGTTCTTGTCCTTTGGGATCACTGCTTCGCCTTCGTGCAGTTTGTAGACCCCGGTCTTGGGAACATGCGGTGTCCCCTTTGCAAAACTTCCGAGCGGTTTACTACCGAGCGGCTTAGTCATGTCGTTTAATGTTTTGTCATCGATGCGCTGCTCTCCCGTTCGCGAACCGTAGTGCGCTTTCGGAGCAACTTTGTCTACCGGCAACGTCGCTGTGTCGATTTTAGGAGGAGCACTTGCAGGCGTGGTCGCATTCTTGTACTCATCGACGTTCTTTATTTTAGCGGCCAGTTCTCCACCGATGTCGCCGTTATTCGTATTAGCCATCATTGCCATAGAAATTGTCCTTGAGTTGCGTCCAGTGGGCGCGCGCGAACGTACGCATTCCCGTACCGGGATCGTACTTCGGATACAGCGAACGGAAAATCTTCTCTGATGTTCCAAAGCTGGAAGGCATCTCGGCAATTGTGCGAAGGAACATAAGACCCATCGTCGGGCCGCGCGAATGCCCTGCGTTGCAGTGCACAAGCACTTTGTCTCCAGCTTTCAGATGTTTGTTGATAAAATTCAGACCCGGAAAAACTGCCTCTTCGGGAAT